TAATTACATACCTTTTATACACCAAAGTACTGATAGTTTACCTAGTGGGGCGGTTAAATTGGATAATAGTATTGTACAAGGGCGTATATTTAGGTTGGGGCGCAGCAAATGGGTTGAATATTATTTCGATGGCACCACGGCCATAATGTCTGATTACTCAGACCGTGCCAATCAAATAATAACATTAAGCCCTGGGGCAAGTAATTGGGTTAAGGTGTGTGAGATTGATTTTAGTGCCGCTACATTTACGCCTTATATAAGCTTAGGTTTTAATTTGGTAATACGTGGGACAACTGTTGATACTATACGTAGTGCTGATGTTAGGATACATATTGGCTCAGATGCCGGGGATACTAAACCGGATGTTTATATAACGGCAGATAATGAACGCAGTAATGTTTATAGTGATTACTTTGATATAGGCACAGTAAGAGTGGTTGAGGTTACTGATGATGCAAAATATGAGGTTTATATACAGACCCCTCAGTCATCAACCAGGGTAATATTAAGCAATATTTTTGTTGGTGATTATAATAATAACTCACCATTGGGAATGAACATACATGGCGTGACGTGGTTCCATTTAATACCAACCATAACTAACGCACAATATAATACTTTAGTGGCTGGGGCAATTAGTGAATTTATTAGTGAGGAGAGTTGGGTATCATTAATAAACCCTATTAATATAGGAGTTATCATTGAACAACCTCAAGTAAGAAAAATAGGCAATAAAATAGAATTAAGAGGGGCTTATTACATTACTAGCTCAACGAATTCGTGGGAATTACCAAATACAAATATGTTGCCTAATAACAACAAGGCTTTAGCGATAGGAATAGGAGGGGTAAGTAGTATTGATACAATAAGAGGGGTTTTACAATTAGTTTCATCAGGAACTAGCAACATAAGGATACTGTTAGATGAGGCTTTACCATCCCCACGCCAAGTGTGTTTAGATAATGTTTTTTACTACATAAGATAGCTATTTCCCAGTATGCGGAAAACCCGCAATCTTGAATGCGTGAAATAAACAGACATGTATGCCTAGAATTAGCAAACAAGCGTGTATGGTTTCCGCAAACTATATATAAGGAACATATACTACTACAGATGAATACTACAGTTACTACGACAATTTTTAGTCGGTTTTCAACCGACAATTTGTAAGTTTGGTATAAGGTATTATATTTGTAACATGATATTACAAGGAAACTATCAAGAGTTGCGGAACTGCTTTTATTTCTTCCGAGAAAAATATCACAAACAAATCATAAGGGGCCGGCTGCGGCAAACAGATATTGAATTTTTTAATACCACGATAAAAACCAAGGAGGAGTGGAGTTTGGCGGATGCCCATAGATTGTATAACATACTTAAGCCATTTGGCCGGGAGCTTACCAAGCATGGCTTTAATTTTAACGGCTACTTAGAACCTAAGATTGAGGACCAGCGCAAGTATACGGCTAAGGTGGCCACACGTATTGAAAGCGTTACATACCAGGATAGCAAATTTGTGGTGTACTTTAACTACAGCAAAGCCAAGGTTGCTGATATTAAAAAGATACAGGGCCGTAGGTACATACCAAATGGGCAGTATTGGGAAGTACCACTATCACAGGTAATGGATGTACGGGTGTTTGCTGAGCGCTATGGTATTAGTATTAGCGATAGTTGCGAGAGGGTAATGTATGACTTTAAGAACAACTTGGAGCAAAGCTATGATGCTAGGCGCGTGGAGTTGGATATACTGCTTAAGATGGAGTTGTACGATTACCAAACCGTTGGTGTTGATTACTCAGTACGTGTACAACGTGCTTGGATAGCCGACCAAATGGGGCTTGGCAAATCCAGCCAAGCAATAGCATACGGTGTTAAGATTAATAAGCCGCCATATATAATTATTTGCCCGAAGAGTTTGAGGTTGAATTGGAAGAACGAAATAGAGATGTGGACCAATAAAAAGGCTATTATTGCTGACCATAAGAACATGAGGATGATACACCGGTTTGTGGAAATGGGGCAGGTGGACTTTTTGATTACCAACTATGAGGGCATTAAGTCGTTCTTCGTTGAGGAGGCCAAGCAGACCCAGCGCGGGTATATGATTAAGTTGAATGGCAGGGAGAGGCTATTTAACGGTGTTATAATTGATGAGAGCCATGAACTGCGCAACATAAAGGCCAAGCGTACCAAAACTATATATAAGCTTTGTAGTAATTATGAGTATCGTTTACTGCTAACAGGCTCACCATTTGTTAACCGCGTGGCGGACCTGGCCACACAGCTACACTTATTGGGGCACCTGGGTGAGTTTGGTGGCTACCGTAAGTTTTTGAACGATTATGAAAGCAGTAAGTATGTGCGCAACCGCGAGGGTAATAAAAAGAAATTGGAGGAGCTTAACAAACACTTACGTAGCTTATGTATGATACGTAGGGAGAAGCACCAGGTGTTAAAGCAACTACCTGATAAGGTGCGCCAAATTATTAGCATAGATATTGATAACCGTGGGGAGTACCAAAAGGCTATCGCTAATTTTGCGGAGTACTTACAGGAGAAGGGTATAACGGGCGCCAGTTTAAATGCTACGTTGAATGCTGAGATATTAACTAAAATAATGTATCTACGGAAGATTTGCTTACGTGGAAAGATAGCGGCCGCAAAGGAGTATATTAGCAATATATTGGAGCAGGGGGAGAAACTTATAGTTTTTTGTTGGCACTTAGAGACAATTGAGCTATTGCGTGAGCACTTCCCTCGGTTAATGGAAATTAGCGGCAATGTTAATGATACCAAGATTGATATAAACAAACAGAACTTCCAAAGCGACAACCCACAACACAACCTAATAGTTATTACCTATAAGCGTGGTGGTGTTGGCCACACCTTAACAGCGGCCTCTAATGTATTGTTTATGGAATTAGGATGGAACCCAAAGGACCAGGAACAGGCAGAGGACCGGGCACACCGCATAGGGCAGGAGGATAATGTAACGTGCCATTATTTTATTGGTAATGATACGGTTGAGGAGTGGATGTATAACCTTATTGAAAGTAAGCGTAAGAACATGAAAAAGAGCCTTAATAGCACAGAGGAGATACAAACCAATATACAAAAGGATTTAATATTAAAACTTGTAAACAATGCAAATAAAGACATTTAAGGGCCATGCCATTGGCCAATTACCGGAAATTGATGTTGAGGATATTGCACATTGCCTATCCAACCTGTGTCTTTTCCACGGCCACACCAAACGTTTTATAAGCTATGCTGAGTATAGTGCCCACATGGCAGGCAGGATAAAGGAAAGCAATTATAAACTATATGCACTAACCTTTAACGCTTGGCGGTGCTTTGAGTTTACTTATACGAGTACGGAGCAAATGGTTAGAATGCAAAACCATATATTGCGTAAATTAGATTTGAGCCCACAGTTTATGAGCATCCTGGCTGCTAACCTTAACCAAATGGAAAAAGAGTTAGGAGAGTTGTTACATAAGCGGTTTGTGCTGGGGGAGGAACCGGAGGAGGAAGAACAGCAAATTGAATATGGCATGATGCCGGAACAGGCAAAAGAGTTGTTTTTGAAGATGTGGAAAAAATATAGGTAAACGCTTGGATGTTTATAACAAAGTATTACATTTGTAACAAAATAATATATTATGGCACAGGAGAACAACAAGAATACGGTATCTCGTCAAATATACCTACCCAAGGACCTTAACTATGAGGTTGCAACGCTGAAACAGGATATTAACCACTTTGAGGGTAAAAATCTTGATTTGCGCGATACCTGCATAGAATTAATAAGGCTTGGTGCGGCTATGAAGCGCAAGGAAATAGACGAGAAATTTAAAAAGTAAACATATAATCGAAGATATAAATACAGAAAAATTATGGCTTATAAATTTACAAGCAGTAGCGAAGCTTTGCCAGTGCGAAGCTTAGTGGCTACACTCTTTGGCCAACCCGGTGTTGGCAAAACAAGTTTAGGGAACACAGTTGAAAACCCGGTACTTTTAGATTTTGATGAAGGCGTTGAGCGTGCAATAGGTAGAAAGACTACGGTGCGTTTTGAAAAATGGAGCGATGCTATTGATTTTATTAATAGCCCGGATTTTGTGGATAACGAATTTAAAACTATTGTAGTTGATACTGCCGGCACTATGCTGGATGATTATATGGCCCAACATATAATTGCTGAGAATCCAAAGCTAAGGGCCACAAGCGGTGGTTTAACTTTACAGGGGTATGGAGCACTAAAAAGTCTTTTCAGCACCTTCCTAAGCACCCTACGTAGCAAGAATGTTGATTTAATTATGATTGCCCATGCCCAGGAGAAGGAGGATGGTGATAACATGAGGTTGCGCCCTAAAATGACGGGTGGCGCCTATGATATGCTGTTGGCGAAAAGCGACTTGGTGGGTTACATGGAAATGCGTGGCAATGAGATTACATTGGACTTTAACCCTACGGATAGACATGTTGGTAAAAACTGTGCGGAGTTTAATATGATTACGGTACCGCATTATGAGGATAAAACTTACCAAACTTTTTTTGGTGACTTACTTACGCAAACAAAGGAGCGCATGCAAAAGGAGACTAAGGAGCAGGCGGAGGCTGTGAAAATAGTAAAAAAATATACTAAGAAACTTGATGCCTGTAAGGATATGCCGGAATTGGGAGAGGTTGGTGAAGAAATAGAACAGCTTGAAACAGTTTACCGGGTGCAGGTACAAAAGGAGTATGATAAACGTTATGTTGAGTTGTGGGGTGAGCAGTTTATTAGCCCAGCCGAGAAAGGAGAGGACCTAGATAAATTAGCTGAGCAGGCTGGTAAATTGGATAAACAATATATTAAGCCGGTTAAACTGCTTATAAAGGCAAAAGCCGATGAGCTTGGATTTAAATATAATACCACCTCTAAGAAGTTCGAGAATACAGAACCACCCCGTGAATATGATGGGGATGCAGAAAAAAAACAAACTACAGAGGAGAAGGCGCCCGAGGAAACTGAGGAAACCCCAAAGGTTGAGGCATAATGCAAAAGGGTAATTTTGTACTAAGCCCTAGTAAGTTGGAGACTTACCGGTTGTATAGGCATGGTGAGTATAATGATACAATTACCAAAGATGAGGTGGTGGACACCATTATGGGTGTTAAAAAGTATACGCCTGCAATGGACCGAGGTACGGCTTACCACGAGATGTTGGAAAACGGTGTGGGGCAATACCGCAGCGGCAACATTTACCAAGTAAGGGTTGGCCCCAATATGTTTGCATTTGAGGATGCCCATGTAAAGCCAATTGTTGAGTTTAGAGTGCAGCATCCCAATATGGTTTATGAATGTTGGTTGCCCTTTACCATTAAACTAGGGTCAACAAACGTGCGTTTTAGAAGCCGCGTGGATGGGTTGGAGGGTAATGTTATACATGAGTTTAAAACGGGTAGTAAGGTTGATGTACCTAGGTTTGAGCGTAGTGTACAATGGAAGTTGTATACGTTGGGTTTGGATGTACGGTGTGTACACTACCATACTTTTAAGTTTAAAATGAACAAAGAGGTGTTGGTTGAGGTGGAGCCATTGGATTTTAAATTTTACAGGAATGCAGGAACAGATGCCCAAGTATTTGAATTAATAAATGATTTTATTGAGTTTTGTTACATCGAGGGTATAGAGCATAAAATCATAGATGGAAATTAGTGCGGTATTAAAAGCAGTTGGTAGGCCCATTAACTATTGGCCAATTTTCTGTAAGGCATTTGGTGATTCAAAAACGGGTATATTTCTTTCAAACTTCCTCTATTGGGAGGGCAAACAGAAGGACCCCGATGGGTGGATATACAAAACCCAAAAGGAGATATTGGATGAGACAGGTTTGGAACGTACTGGCCAGGAATATGCCAGGAAGAAGCTACGGGAGTTGGATTGTTTGGAGGAAAAGAGGGCGGGCACCCCTGCTAAACTGTACTATAGGTTTAATTGGGATGAGATTGATAAGGTGGTGAATGGCTATATTAGCCATAACCCGGTAAAGATGAAAAAGAAGAAGAAAACACCTGAGCCTAGTAAGGAACCAAAGCCGGACCCGATACTTTATAGGATGAAGGTTATTTTTGATGAAGCCTATAAAACACAAACGGAGTTGGATTATAATTGGCCCAAGGATAAGGGTGGAGGTAAGGATTGGAAGCATCTTAAGTTATTAATGCAGGCATTTGAGAGGCAAATGCTGGCCAAGCGTAAAGAGGATAATTTACAGGAGGAGGTTACGGAGGATGAAATTGTGGCCAGTTTTGAGCAGTTTATACAATTGTTACCTAAATGGCACCGTGAGAACAACTTAACACCTGCGGGGCTATACAGTAACTTTAGTAAGATAGTTTTAGATGTCAAAAAAGAATACAAACGAAAACATGCAAATAGCAGTAGCGCATCAGAATTTGCCAGCTAGTCCCTATTTTAGCTACCTGGCCAAGATTAAGGCTAGTACGCCAATGCGGGAGTTAGAGGGTACAGAGGTATATAGGGCCGGTGGTGAGGATAAGGTTTTGGAGGGGGAGGATTTTAGGCGCTTTAAGATTTGGCAGGCATTGGAGTTTGCATTACAGATAGTAGGTGTTAAGCCTGATAATTACCCTAATAGCATGCACAAGAATTTGATAGCTAAAAACGTATTGCAGGACTTTGGTTATTTGACATTGGAGGAAATTACCAGGGCTTTTGAATTGGCTGGTAAGGGTACATTACAAGTGGATATTGCGCATTACCAGCAAGTAACTATACAATATGTATTTACCATTCTTAACGCTTATAAGGTGTATAGGCACGGGGAGATGGAAAAGCTTGAAAAGCGTAGCCGTAAAAGTGAAAAGGAGGTAATACTTGAAAATAGGAAAACCAATAGTGATGCTATAAAGGCGATGATGTTTAAGGCATATTTGGCAGTTGTGGATGATGAGGACCATAGCTTAATACTTAGCGCAAGCCACTACGATTATTTGGAGTATATGGGTTTAATTGAGCTTAATACAAACCAAAAAAAGTATTGGATGGGCCAGGCCAAGGGCAAATTAACGAAGGAGCGTAGCACGTTAACAGAAAGGCTTTTTAGAAAGAGGTTAAAGGAGCTTACTGGTAACGAGGTAAAGGATGAGGCTAAAAAGCTTGCCGTTATAAGTTTATATAAGAACCATGTAAAGGATTGCGGTAGGTTTGCTGATGCTACTATGGCTTTTAAAAAGTGGTTTGATGAGATAAGTTTAATTGATGTGGCGGAGTATCGCAGATTGTTATGATATACATTGGCATTGACCCTGATATTGATAAAAACGGTGTGGCTGTTTGGTATAAAAGGAGCAAAAAGTTAATATTAGAAAACCTTAGCTTTTGGGCATTGATAGAACAATTAAAGATACATAAATATGAGCCAATAACAGTTGTTATAGAGGCAGGTTGGTTAATCAATAAATCCAATTGGCACTCAGCACAAGGGCCTAAGCAAAGAGAGAAGATTGCCAAAAACGTTGGTGAGAACCATGCGGTTGGTAAGTTGCTTGAGCAGTTTTGTAAAGTAAATGGCATTAAATACCGGTTGGCCAAACCCCAGGGTAAAAAGGATGCTAAGTTTTTTGCAAAGCTTACCGGCATTAAACGTAGTAACCAAGAGCAGCGTGATGCTGCATTATTAGTTTAC